ACTGCCAGCCGCTCGCGCAGCCCGTCCCACATCGCCACCACATCCGGCATCGGCGTTCCACCCCGCAGGTGCTTGTCCACCGCTGCGACGTGCTCGAGCATCTGTCGGCGTTGGTGGCTGGCCTGCAACCTGGCGACCATCGGCCCCACGTCCACCGCCGGCGGCGCCTGCAGTCCCAACCAGTACCCAAGCGGCCCCGCGTCGGTGGCGTTGTTCGCTATCGCCTGCATCAGCTCGCGCGTCGTGCAGCTTCCCCCCGTCCGCAGGTCCTGCGCCTGAGCCCAGACCCAAGCGTGCGCACCCAGGGGCACCTCCCCGCGTTGGGCAGGCCCGATGAAGTGCGGGGCGCGGAGCTCCGAGAACGGCCCCGGCATGTCGTGGCCTTGGATGGCCATGGCGAGCAAGGTCACCTCGTCCGTGTGTTGTTGCGTGCTCATGGCGCGGCCTCCAGTGCTGCGACCAGGGCGGCGGCTTCAGTGGGGCCCTCAAACTGCACCACGCGTCCCCAAAGAACACCCTCCGCGCTCCACTTGGATGCAGACCGCCTGAACGCACCAAAGCCCGGATCTCCCCACGCCTCCCGCACCAACACCAGCAGACACCCCACCGTCGCCGGGTCCGAGAGGTCAGGCGGGTTCCATGGCGCCTTACCAAAGCACAACTCAGCATCGGTCACCCGGCGCTCGCCGACTTGGTTTGGATGCTTGATTGGCAACATCCCCGGCATCCACTTCCACCCCTTGCACGCCACCGCTCGGCGGCCCAACTTCATCAGTTCTTCGTTCATGTCCTCTCCCTTCACATCGCCGCCCGAGCGGCTTCCGTCCACTTGCCGAACTGCCACGCATTGGCAGCCCGCATCCTCGCCCACACCTCCGTCCTGTCAATCCCCGTCGCCGTCTCGAGCAGCCCCTTGAACTGCTCAGCCACCTCCTCCGGCTCCCCTTCTACCGCGTGGACCAGGTAGGCGTGCTTCTTGACCAGCCCCTCCAGCCCCGCGACCATCTCCCGGACCCGTGGCAGCGTGCCGCCTCCTGAGTCCTGCCAGTCCAGCGCGGCCACCGTGCGGGCCAGCCGGTTGGTGGGGTCGTTCGCCTTGCCCCCCAGCGCTTGCCCCAACGGGTCCGAGGTGTTGCGCCAGAACGGGTCAGGCCCGAGATAGACCCACTCGGCATAGGTGCGCAGGACCTCCAAGGGCTCCCCGTACTGAGCACCCTTGACTTCTGCGAGGTAGCGCTTGACCCGACCCAGCATCGCCGTCTTTGCTTTTCCGGATGCGCAGTAGACGCCCCGAGGCTTGGAGCCGGTCGCGGCTTGGTGGTGCTCGGTCCTGATCTCGCGGAGGATGTCCAAGCCCTTCTCGGCTTCTGTCTTCTCCGGAGGTGCTGGCTTGTCCTGACCTGGAAAGGGAATGCTGCCGGCAGCCTTGGGCTGGCGTGCTGTAGCTTCTTTCTCTTTCTCTTCTTCTTTAAAGGAACGCGCGCGTATCGGACCGGTCGTGTTCAGTGCTGGTTCGTTCACCCTTGTAAGGTGTGGAAAACACTCAGTAATGGTGGTCCGGTAGTGTTCGTTGGTGGTTCGGTAGTGGTCCGCCACCTTAGAGGCGATGCGGCGCACCTTGCCCCGGCCACACTTCCAGCGCTGGCTCCACTCCCGCTGCGTCATCGACGGCAACTCACCGATCACCAAAGCCCCGGCCAACTCCATCAGGCAGACGGCATCGGGC